ACTCCGACATGCGGTGGATGCTCATAGACCTGGAGGACTTGGTGACCCGCACGCTGCTGCCCGACTTCGAGATGCTCTACGACCTGATAGTGTGGAGGGTGGACGGGCTGAGGGGCTCCGAGATAGTGCGGCGGGTCGAGCGGGACTACGGGGTGACGCACTCCGAGCAGTACTTCTCCACGCTGCTGAACAAGACCATCCCGAAGATGGTGGCGGAGCAGGCGCAGAAGGAATGGCTTGTGCGGCACTACCTCTATGAAGACCCCGAGCACGGGCACTGGAAGATTTGCCGGTGCTGCGGCAAGGTGAAGCTAGCCCACCCGTTCTTCTTCCACCGCAACACGGGCAAGGACGGCTTCTATTCCAAGTGCAAGGAGTGCCGCTCCATACGCAAATACGACCACATGCGGCGATTGAGGGGGGTTGAGAATGCAGAGTAACGGACACATGACCTGCGAGAAGTGCGGTAGGACGATGCAGGACGTCAAGTTCTACATGCGAAGAGACGGCGTGCGGATGAACATGTGCAAGTTCTGCGCGACGCAGTACATAGACGTGCGGAAGCCCGACACGTTCCTTTGGCTTTTGAAGGAGCTGGACGTGCCGTTCGTCGAGGACGAGTGGGTGACCACGGTGAAGAACCAGTACCTCAAGAACCCGGAGAAGTTCTCCGACGAGTCTGGGGTGGGCACGTACCTGCGGAAGATGCGGCTTAACGGGTGGAAAAAGTACGGTTGGGAGGACTCCGAGGAGTTGAACACCAAGAGGAAGATAGCCACCACCCCGGCGGGAGAGGCTGCTGCGATGAGGGCCGCGCGAGGGGGCCACACCGACGAGGAGATAGAGGCCCACAACGCCGAGCTGAAAGCCAAGCTTGAGGCGCAGGAGATAACGGAGGCGCAGTACAAGACCCTTGCCTGGGGCCTGCCCGAGATGACGGCGCAAGAGATATACGAGGAGATGGAGCGCCGCAAGAGCGTTGAGGAGAGGAAGAACGACACCCCGTCCATAGAGGAGCGCATCAACGGCCAGATAGACAAGGAGCTGGAGCCCGCCCTGCAAGAGAGGGAGGAGCAGAAGCAGAGGGAGCTCGAGGCCCGCACCAAGATACAGGTGCGGGAGGACTACCTGCGGGGGGCTAGAAACGAGAGAACCCGCAAGAAGCGCGTCGAGGTCATCAAGTCGCTGGAGGACGCGGAGAACCTCGTCGAAGAGGAGAAGGCGGAGCAGGAGAAGGCCAAAAAGAGGGAGGCCAAGAAGGCTGTGACCATTCCTTCTCTTGGTTCCGTGTTCGTTGATAAGGTGGAGCAGTCCTACATAGACCAGCTCACGGAGGACGATATTCAGATGCTAGCCCTCAAGTGGGGCGACAACTACACTCCGCGCGAGTGGGTGCGGATGGAGGACTTGTACCGCAAGTACGCCAACGAGTTCGACATGAACATAGACCGCGAGGAGACCTTGCGGAAGATGTGCAAGACCTCTATAAAGATGGACGAGGCGCTGGACTCCGGGGACACGCAGTCGTACTCCAAGCTGTCGCAGGTGTTCGACCAGCTGCGGAAGTCCGCCAAGTTCACGGAGGCGCAGAACAAGGACGGCAAGGAAGAGCGTTACCTGGACTCTATTGGTGAGCTCGTGATGGCCGTCGAGAGGGAGGGCGGCGTCATCCCGCAGTTCGACTACAAGTTCGAGTCCACTCAGGACAAGGTTGACCTCACCTTGAAGGACATGAAGGCGTACACCTACAACCTCGTCCGCAACGAGATGGGGCTCGGCGACCTCATAGAGTCCTACATAGAGAAGCTAGAGGCCGACCAGAAGAGTGAGGTGCCGCTGGACAAAGACCTTACCATCAGCCGCGAGGAGGAAGAGGCGGACACGTTGGCGGACGATTGGGTGCGGTCGTTGGAGGAGTCGATATCCTCGGAGGCGGACAGCCTGTTCGGAGGTGGTGCGTGATGGCTTTGGACGATATCCTGTCGAGGGCGTCGGAGACCGAGAAGAAGCAGGCGCAGGACGACGCCATCACAAAGGAGAGGATAACCAACGACATAATCAAGCTGCGGCGGCTCGTGGCCTTTTGGAGGGTCTACCCGGACTTGTTCGTCGATTGGCTGTGCTCGCTGAACCCGGACAACACGTTTCAGTTCTTCTTCTACCAGAGGGTCTACCTGCGGGCAGTGATGCGGCACAAGTACGTGTACGCGGTGTTCCCCCGTGGGTACTCGAAGAGCTTCTTGGCGGTCATGTGCCTCATGATAAAGGCGATACTGTACCCCACGAGCCAGCTGTTCGTGGCGTCTGGCGGCAAGGGGCAGTCGGCGTCCATCCTCTCCTCCAAGGTGCAGGAGATATGCCGACTAATCCCCGCCTTCAACAACGAGATACTTTGGGACACGAGGGGCACGAACGCCCGCACGGTGAACACGAAAGACCAGGTTATATACACCTTCCGCAACGGCTCCACCCTAGAGAACGTCGCCGCCACCGAGAAGACCCGTGGGCGAAGGTTCACCGGCGGACTTTTGGAGGAGTGCGTCGGCATCGACCAAGATATTCTCAACTCGGTGCTCATCCCCACCATGAACGTCGAGAGAAGGTGCGGCAACGGGATGGTAGACCCGGAGGAGAAGATGAACCAGTCGCAGGTGTACATCACCACCGCAGGCTACAAGAACACGTACTCCTACGAGAAGCTGATACAAATTCTCTGTCAGTCCGTGGCGAGGCCGGACGACGCCATCGTTCTAGGCGGCTCTTGGAGGACGCCCGTGATGGAGAAGCTGCTCAACAAGAACTTTGTGCGGGACTTGCGCATGGATGGGACGTTCAACGAGGCCTCGTTTGAGCGGGAGTACGAGAGCAAGTGGTCGGGAGCCGTCGAGGGGGCTTTCTTCGACCCCATGGTGTTCGACAAGCACCGCAACATACAGTTGCCGGACAACAAGTTCAACAACCGGAACGGCGCGACCTCTTACTATGTGTTGGGCGTTGACGTCGGCAGGATAGGCTGCACGACGGAGGTCTGTGTCTGCAAGGTGGTTCCGTCTGCGCATGGCGTTCCCATCAAGCACATCATGAACCTCTTCTCCTTCGAGGAGGAACATTTCGAGGCACAGGCCATCAAGATAAAGAGGATATTCAACGACTTCCATTGCAACATAGCGGTGGTGGACGCAAACGGCCTCGGAATCGGCCTTGTGGACTTCTTGGTGCGGGACTCGGAAGACCCTGACACGGGAGAGCTCCTTCCTAACCTAGGCGTGTACAACGACGACCCCGACAAGCCCCTTTACAGAGGGTTCGTGAACGAGAACACCATTCCCGACGCGCTCTACCTCATGAAGGCCAACGTCGCCATCAACACAGAGCTGTATACGTATGCCCAATCGCAGATGCGGAGCGGGAAGGTGCGGTTCTTGATAGATGAGAACCAGGCGAAAAACAAGCTCATGTCGCAGACGCAGGGTAAGGAGATGAGCATGAACGCGAGGAACGAGTACTTGCGGCCCTACGTGATGACGTCCATTCTCCGCGACCAGATGATGAACCTAGTGCAAGAGAACGAGGGGGCTAACATCATACTCAAGCCGCAGACCCGCACCATTAAGAAGGACAAGTTCTCTGCGTTCATCTACGCCCTTTGGTGGAGCAAGCTCCAAGAGGAGCACAAGAAGAAGAAGAAGGTGGACGTCTCCCGCATGATGATGTTCTCAAAGAACCGCTAATGGGCAAAAAGGAGTTATGCGGGCTCCGTTTTTTTCAAAAGGTAAGATAGATGCGAGAGTGAGGGGACGAGCATGAGAGATTCTTTGGGAGAGGTCAAGATATACAACATCCTGACCGACTATCATGTTCCATTCTCGGAGGAGCAGGAGTTTCCCGACTTGGTGAGCTCGAGTGGGAGGCCCCTGCGTTTCGACTTCTGCGTCTTCAACGACGACGGCAGCGTTGACTTCCTGATAGAGTACCAAGGGAAGCAACATTACAAGGCCATCGACCGTTGGGGCGGGAAGAGGGGGCTCGAGAGGCAGCAGTACAACGACGCGATGAAGCGCCGGTACTGCATAGTCAAGCAGATACCCTTGGTCATAATCCCCTATTGGGACGAGAATAGAATAACTTATGAGTACATTATGCACGCTGCGGGATACTAGAGGAGGTGTCAATGGCGTATATACAGACCCAAGACCGATTCGGCGTGGTCGCTCGGGGAGAGAAGCTAGACCCCAACCGCCTCTACAATAGCATAAAGGTCGGGGGCAAGAGGCTCTCCGACGACGTTGGCCTGAACTTGCCCGAGGCCCGCAGGCACCCCAAGAGGATAGACAAGAACAAGGTTCTCAAGGCGATAGACTCTGGGAATGTGCGGGAGCTGCGAGACGTGTCGGAGCTCTTCTTCCGCAAGAGCGGAATCTACTCTCGGCTTTGCCGCTACATGGCGAACTTGTACAGGTACGACCTGTTCGTGACTCCGGTAGTGTACGACGACAAGCTGCGGGACACCGATAAGGGCAAGAAGAAGATAATTGACGGATGGTACAAGTCCTGTCGGTATCTTGAGAATTGTCGCCTGAAGAGGACGTTCGGCTCAATCGCCTTGAAGGTGTTCCAGAAGGGGGCATTCTACGGCTACGTCATCCAGCAGCCGGAGGGGAGCTTCATCCAGGAGTTGCCGATAGACTATTGCCGCTCTCGGTACTCTTGGAACGGTAGGCCAGCCGTCGAGTTCAACGTCAAGTTCTTTGATGACAAGTTCGCCGACTCCGACTACCGCCTGCGGGTCGTCAAGCTCTTCCCGCAAGAGATACAGAAGGCGTATGTGGCGTACAAGAAGGGCACCTTGCCGAAGGATTTCCAGTCAGATGAGAAGGGATGGGTTCTCTTGGACACGGCCCTGACCGTTAAGTTCAACATAGGCAACTCCGACATTCCTTTCTTCGCGTCCGTCATCCCGCACATCATGGATTTGGAGGACGCGCAAGAGCTGGACAAAAAGAAGATGATGCAGCAAATAATGCGCATCATAGTGCAGAAGTTCCCGCTGAACAAGAACGGGGACTTGATATTCGACGTTGATGAGATGAATGCCTTTCACAACATGGCTACCAACATGCTGGGGGACATCATAGGGGTGGACGTCTTGTCAACGCTTGCCGACGTCTCCGTCGAGGATATGTCCGACAACAGCAACATCAACGCGGCTGACCAGTTGGAGAAGGTGGAGCGGACGGTCTACAACGAGGCGGGCGTTGCCTCCGCCATGTTCAACACGGACGGCAACCTCGCGTTGGAGAAGAGTGTCATCAACGATGAGTCCAGTGTCCTAGACCTGATATACCAATTCCAAGATTACGCTCAGCGACTCTTGGAGCCGTACAACAAGTCCGCGCGGAAGCTGATGTACAATGTGCAGATACTTCCCACGACGGGCTACAACTACAAGGATTTGTCGAAGATGTACAAGGAGCAGACCACGATAGGCTTCTCAAAGCTCTTGCCGCAGGTGGCTTTGGGGCACTCTCAGAGCGCGATAATAGCCACGGCTTACTTTGAGAACCAAACCCTTCAATTGGATGAGGTGTTCATTGCTCCGCAAATGTCTTCCACAATGTCTTCCAGCTCCAAGGACGAGGACGAGGATGACAGCAACGGCACCTCCACCACCACAGTCCAAGTGGACGACGGGAGAGAGGCTGGCCGCCCGGAGAAAGACGATTCTGAGAAATCCGACAAGACTATCCAGAATCTTGAGAGTATGCAGTAGAGGAGGTTAGATGAACGAGAATCGTTCTGTTGCCACTATCGACGGCCCTGAGTTCATAAACTTGACGCCATGCAACCCGTTGGTGTCTCGCTGTCAGATATAGGTGTTGTACTTGGGCGAGAACCGCAACGGCTCTTACATAGACAAGAACACCGCGATACAGATGGCTAACTCGTTGCCGACCTGCCCGATAGTGGGGTGCTTCCGTGAGGAGGCCGAGGACTTCGGCGACCATGGGCACGTCATCAAGATAGAGGACGGGGAGGTGAAGTTCTCCGTCAAGACCCGCCCCTACGGCTTCGTGGCCCCTGACGCGAAGGTGTGGTTCCAGAAGTTCATCGACACGGATGAGTTCGGGAACGAGGTAGAGCGCGAGTATATGATGACCACGGGCTACCTTTGGACGGGGCAGTACGAGGAGGCCATGTCCGTTGTGGAGTCTGGGAAAGGTCAGTCCATGGAGTTGGACGAGGAGACCTTGGACGGTCATTGGGCAACAAACAATAAAAACGGATTGGAATTTTTTATTATCAATGACGCTGTGTTCAGCAAATTGTGTATCCTGGGAGACGATGTGGAGCCCTGTTTCGAGGGGGCTAGCATCTCGGCTCTGACCGAGGAGTTCTCTGCGGATGCCGATTTCGCGCACAGCCTTTACTCTATGATGAAGGAGTTGAAGGATATTTTGGCTGATGAAGGAGGGTTGAAAATGCCACAAGACCAAAAAGATTTTAGCAAGAAAGAGGCCGAGACCGTGGAGGTAGAGTCTGTCGTTCCGGAGCCTGTTCCGGAGCCCGAGCCTGCACCTGAGCCTCCTGCGGTCGAAGAGACACCCTCTTCAGGGCCGGTTGTCATGAGCACTCTTGCGGGAGAGCAGGAGTACGTTGACAAGAAGGACGAGCAGGACAAAGAAGACGAAGAGGCTCCCGAAGAGGAGGACGAGTCAGAGACTCCTGCGGCGGACGATGAGGATGAGGACAAGAAGAAGCCTAGCACTGAGAGCGCGTTGGATATCGACGCCATCACCAAGGAGCTAGAGGAGCTTCGCGCCTTCAAGCTGTCCATCGAGAACGAGCGCAAGGATGCTGTCATCAACAAGTATCACATGCTCTCTGACGAGGACAAGGCGGATGTGGTTGCCCACAAGGCAGAGTACACCATCGAGCAGATTGATGAGAAGCTTGCTCTTGTCTATGTCCGCAAGAATGTCGATTTTTCTACGATTGACGGCAAGCCGGAAGAGGAGTCCCGCGTGGATATCGCTCCCGCTCTTGCTTTCAGCCTAGACGATGAATTTACCAATGACGGGGAAGCTGTAGACTCGATTCAAGAGGCTCTCCGTGAACAAAGAGAAGGTCTTTAAGTTTTAAGGAGGATTAGATTAATGGCTGAGTTTTCAAAAGATGCCATTAAGGGGTACCGTCAGGTTGAACCTAATCACCTGTCTGCTCCCCGCAATGGTCAAGTCTATGCGCAGCTTCCTGCCGACGAGTCCATCGAGATTCTAGAGCAGGGCACCTTCGTCAAGTACGACTACGCCAACGGTAAGGTTGACTTCACCGGCGATGGCCCTTGGATGATGGTTTACAATGAGGAGAAGCTTTACGACGAGCGTCACCAGATGCATCGTGACTACGCCATGAAGAAGGAGGACTTCTATGATGGCGTGATGACTCCTCGCGTGTTCCGCATGCATGCGGGCGATATCTACACCACAAACAACCTTGCGGACGGCACCTACGCCGTGGGCGACAAGGTGACTCCTGGCGAGGACGGCATTCTTGCCGCAGGCGAGGGCGACCTCACTCTCCAGGTTGTGAAGGATTACACACTGCCTGACGGTCAGGTTGCCGTCAAGCTTCAGGTTATCACTGAGTAGTTGAAAGGAGGAATCGAACAATGTCACTTATGGAATTTGATGAGCTGAAAAAGCTCGCTAAGGCAGCTGCGAAGAAGACTCCCCTCAACTACTCTAACGGCGAGTCCTACAGCGCCGACGAGGTGAACGCGGTTCTCCGCAACCAGTTCCAGCTTCTAGCACCCAACTTCAAGGCTTTCCGCCGCAACGAGAACGCCATCTACGACCTCATCGAGGAGAGCATCGACGACGTTCTCCCCGCTCGCGTCATGCAGCAGTATGAGCAGTTCGCTGACGTCCGCGTGGTTTCTCAGGGCGATAAGGCCGTCTTCCGTCAGCGCATCACCGAGGCTGCTCGCCTGCGCGCGAAGACGTTCGTAACCAAGGTCGGCCTTGCGGGCCGCTACGAGACGTTCATGCTTGATGGTCGCGAGGTCGAGGTGCAGATGAGCGCTATCGGCTATGCCGTGCGGCTCGGCTTCGAGGAGTTCCTCGACGGGCGTCTGT